GAATGCGCAGCGACAGCAAAGGCCGCGCTTTCACGAGCGTCGAAACCGATCCAGATCGATGCGTGCGTCATGCCTTGTCCTTTGTCACACCGGAACGAAAATCGTTGTTTGCGGTAATGGCGACACCGTCCTTGACGTAGTTCCGCAGCTTGCGCAGCCGGGTTCGAGCTATCCCACGATGCAACCCACTCCAAGGTCTGGATTACCTTGGCCTCAACCTTCGCAGCAGGCATCTGGTACATCTTCTCGGAGAAGACATGATTCCAGACAGTAGCTACGAATGCTTCGAGCAACTCCTCGCGCTGCTTGGTCTTCTTCTCTGCATCAGCGATGCGCTTGGCTGCAACTTCTTCGATGGATACCTTACGGACACGAGCGAGGATCGCGTCAGTCGCGGCATTCGCCTTCTGTGGCTTGACTTCCGTCAGACGGGCGACAGTACCGAGAACTTCGTCCTCGCCCATTTGCGAAGGGGCAACGGCATTCCAAGCATGGAACTCGGAGAGGAAGGCTTCAACCTTCGGACTCGTCTGATCCTTGACGAACTCGTTGTAACCCTTGGCGAGAGCCGACCAGCTACCCAGACCACAGACAGCGTTGCGGGTGTACTCGCTGACGAAGTCGCCGATGTCTTCGGTGCTGATGTAGCCCTTGAGAGGTTCGGCAGCTTCTTCTTGTGCTGCATACTGCTTGTTACGTGCCTCAACAACTTTTGAGTGATGCGGCTGGTTGAGTTGAGCAGCGATCTGTGCTGCTGAATGATTGACTGCTGCATCACCATGAACGAGGGTTGCAAAAGCCAGACGGATGTTACGGAGCATTGACGACATGATTGTGTCCTTTCGAGACAGGTGGTTGATTCAAGGGTAGTGATGCAGTACGCATCTCATAGGCCAGTCGAGGCATGACCGACCTATGGGCTGTGATTACTGCATGAGATGGCAGAGACCATTCTCATCGGGTACGTAAACACGTACCATGTTACCATGATCGTCTACGAAATGTCCTGTTAGAATTGCGTAACCAAGTGTCCAACCGGAGTTACGGCTCCACATCTTCGCAAGGCCGGCTGTATACCAGTCCATGTTAGATCCTTTCAATTAGTTGTGGAACAACCAGTGTTACAAACATGATACCTGAAACAACCAACAAGTCAAGCGCTTTTTGGATCATCATGATCTCCTTAGTCAAACCCCCGGTGGGGGTACAACCCACTCAAACGCGGCCAAGGCGATGAACGTAGATCACATGCTTTTGGTGATCGTAGTGAAGAGCAAGGAGCAGAAAAGTCAAGGACATCACGATAGGTGATTATCTACATGACTACTCAATGTTCGTCTCTACCAAGCTAACGTTCGAGCTACGCAGTAGCGACAGGCTGTAGTACAGAGCATGTAGCATGATGACCGACCATGTATAGCGAACATTGTGATCTAGCACATTGTCAATTGCTCCTTGAGTTTTGTGCGTATCCGCGTTACAATTTGTGGTACCCACACCAATTACGGGTAATGGTTCATGGACAGCTACTACGGATGTTTGATCCTGACAGGCAGTCACGCTGTCCACGTTGGTATGAGTGACCGACCATCGGGAGGTCATACACTGCGCGTAAGCGCACATCGTAACCAGTAGATTGTGCGTAGCATCTAACATCAACCGCACCTGTGCGTTACAAGTAGTTGATTGTCTGCAACGAGCTAGGATGACTTGTATTAGCATAGGTATGTCCATGTATAGGGAGACTTGCGATCGTCCAATACAGAGCGATTGTGAAAGGATTAGAGGCATGTACATAGAGGGAGACAGCCTGTATTATTCTGAAGACAAAGGAGGGATGAATGTGAGGGAGAGGATTGTTTATATTGTTGTGTGAAACAGACACTGTTGTAAATACACCACACTGGGGGATTGAAGGAGATTTATTTAATGAAGGGGGGTGGGGGGAAACTTTAAAACTGTAGTTGTTTACGAGTGGCACCTTGCTAAAATTTTTATATTTTTCTGAAACAAGTCGATTGAGGGGGACTATTAATGTAGCTTGACTCGCTGCTCGGTTGGTTTGTTGTACCCAACCTCGCGTGGGGGCTGTAGTCTATGCCCCCTATAACTACTATAATATAAAAACATATATAGTTATTAGTTCGTAATATATAAACCATATTACTCCTAATAACTAATAATACTAAATATATATCCAATAATATAAAAGACATATTATTGTCTATATATTAAGTATTATATATAATAGATTTTATTATACACTACTTTGTCTTATATGTCAATAGATAATCTTGGTCTTATATAAATATTTATTTCGTCTTCCAAATAAGATAATGCTTGACTTTTATTAATTGTTGTGATATAATGTTAGTATAGTAACAATTTAATGTTACATTGTCTGAGGAGATACTTGTGGGTAAATTGGTCTATATAAAGATTAACAAGACTCGTGCTGGACAGACGGGTCATTGGAAAGAAGAAAAACGAATTGAAGCTGTGACAACCTACTTGTCTACTGGTAACCAGATGGAAGTAAGTCGTTTGACGGGAGTCCCGATCAAAACGATTAACCAATGGAAATCCTCAGATTGGTGGAAGGAGATGGAAAAGAAAATCCGCTCCGAGGAAGAACAGCAATTGGATGCAAAACTCACTAAGGTTATAGACAAGACCCTAGCAAAGTTGATGGATTCAATCGAAAATGGCGATCACATTTATGATCAACGCACAGGTCAGATCAAACGTGTCCCTGCAAAATTGCGTGATCTAAACACTGCTTTTAATACAATCCTAGACAAGCGGCAGCTCATAAGAAAACAGCCAACTAAGATTGTCGAACAAACCACTACTGCTAATCAACTACAGAACCTTGCTGATCAATTCGCAAAGTTCGTACAAAAAACTCTACCTGAGCCTGAACCAATGCATTACATTGAGGGTGATACGGTTATTCAACAAGAGGACGGGACGTATGCAGTTGCTGACAAAGATTTGTAAGAAGTGTGGAATAGATAAACCACATTCAGAATATAGTCACAAACGTGCCAAAGGACGTAAGCCCTCTTTGCAACCTCGCTGTAAAACGTGTGCTTCGGAAGATACAAAGTTGTGGAGAGATTCACAAAGTATCGACAGATTAAAAGATCTATATCTACAACGAACATACGGTGTAACATTACAGTGGTATCAAGACACACTAGCTCTACAACATAATTCATGTCCATTATGTAATACGGCGTTTACCTTCCATGGTGAACTGAATGCTGACTCTCCTGTAGTTGACCATTGTCACACAACCGGAAAAGTTCGTGGCATTATTTGTAATGAATGCAATCGTGGGTTAGGATACTTTCACGATAACCCAACGGCTTTGCGTAATGCAGCCATCTATTTAGAGGAGAACTAAAATTCCTTTCATGAAAAATGGCAAGCGCGACTATAAGGCCGAGTTAAATTGGGAACACACCAAGAAGAAGAACCGTGTCAAGGACCGCGCACAGCGTAATGGAGCTAGAGCAAAAGTGGCAAAAGCTAATGGTACTACCGCAACAAAGTTGAAGGGTGACGTTGGTCACAAGAAAGCAGTAAGCAAAGGTGGAGCTAATGGTTTAGCTAATCTCTTTGTCCAGAACCCCGGCCAGAACCGGTCATTTGCAAGGAACAAAGATGGATCAATGCGCAGTGAAACCAGCAAGCGGGAACGTAGCAAAAAAGCCTGAGTGGCCGAAGCTTACAGCCGCCATTGTAGAGGGTTTTGCCTCTAGTTGTCTTGTAAAGTTCTTCGATGATGCTTCACAATTCGCAAATTTCCATCGTGAATGGTGGGATTTATGTTGTTCTGATGATAAATTTGTAGCTGTCTGCGCACCGCGTGGACACAGTAAGTCTACAACCATTACAATCGTATATACACTCGCAGCCGTGCTATTTCGTAATCGAAAATATGCAATTATTGTGGCTGATACTGAGACCCAAGCCTCTCTCTTCCTAGGTCAAATCAAGCAAATCTTGTACGACTCACAGGAAATTCAGGAACTTTTCGGTCTTAAGGTAGGAGAAAAGGGTGTTGTTTTTGAAAAAGACACTGAATCTGATATTATCGTCTCATTTGCAGATGGTGGTCAGTTCCGTATCGTAGCAAAGGGTGCTGAACAAAAACTACGTGGTATGTTATGGTCTGGTCAACGTCCTGACCTCATTCTCATTGATGATTTGATGAATGAAGAGTTGGTGGCAAACAAGGAACGTCGAGATAAACTACGCCGCTGGGTGTATGGCTCACTGATTCCTTGTCGAAGTGAAAAGGGGATTATCCGTTTTGTTGGGACACCAATGAATCTGGACGATCCCCTCGAAGCTTTGATGCCTCGCGAAAATGCGAAGGACACTGTGGTAGAGGATCTGAAAATATGGTCCCCAAAGAAGAAGGGTATGTGGCGTGCAGTTAAGTATCGTGCACATAACAGCGACTTTACCAAACTACTATGGCCAGAACGGAAGACTAAACAGTTCTTCCAAGAATTAAAAGAGGACTTTGCTGAGCAAGGTATCCCTGAAGTATATGCATGTGAGATTCTCTGCAACCCTGTAGACGATTCCATCAGGTACTTCCGCAAGGGTGACTTCCTCACGATGACTGCTGAGGACATGAAGAAGAATAAAACCTTCTACATCACAGCAGACTTAGCAATTTCCGAGAAGGATCGAGCTGACTATACAGCTATTCTTGTTGGTGGTATGGATTCCAATGGTCAGTTACACATAGTCAACTGCATCAGAGAACGCTTGTCCGGTGATGAGATCGTTGCTACTTTGTTGTCCTTACAAAAAGTATATAACCCCATTGCTGTCGGTATTGAAGACACGCAAATCTCCAAAGCTATTGGTCCTTACCTCTTCCGTGAAATGGCAGAGACTGGCACCTACATGAACATCACAATGCTTAAGCCACACCGTCAGGATAAGATCCAACGTGCTAGATCCATTCAAGCTCGTATGCGTGCAGGTATGGTGAAGTTCGACAAGCAGGCAGATTGGTGGTTAACTTTTGAAGACGAATGTATGTCATTTCCTCGTGCTAAGCATGATGACGTTGTTGACGCATTGTCTTATCAAGGTATTCTAATTGAACGTATGACTGAGGGTTTAACTCAGGATGAGATCAAGGAAGAAGAGTATGAAGAAGACTATGAACGTTCAGGCAATCATGATGAAGGCCGCGACTTAATGACAGGTTATTAAAATGAAAATTGAAAAGCTAATCCAGTCTGTTAATATTGCTGAGGATCTTTCAAAAGAGAAACTCATTGAAATTGGCAATAATGCTGTTGAAGGTTATGAGAATGATCTACAGTCTCGCGAACCTTGGGAAAAGGATCTAAAGACTTGGACAGACTTAGCTCTGCAGGTTAGTACAAACAAGACCTTCCCTTGGCCCAATGCGGCTAACATCAAGTATCCATTACTTGCCACTGCGGCTATGCAATTTGCAGCCCGTGCATATCCTACACTGGTCCCATCAAATGGACAGATCGTAAAGTGTAAGACTGTTGGTTATGATCCTGATGGTCAGAAGGCAGCCACTGCACAACGTATCTCTAAGCACATGTCCTACCAACTTCTAGATGAAATGGAAGATTGGGAAGAAGATATGGACAAGCTTCTTATTGCTCTGCCAATTGCTGGTACTTGTTTTAAGAAGACTTACTGGGATGCAACTAAGCAGCGTAACTGTTCTAAGCTAGTTCTACCTAAGACCCTCGTGGTCAACTACTTCTGTAAATCTCTGGATGAAGCTGAACGAGTCACTGAGGTTATCTTCGCTACCAAGCGTAAGATTACTGAGCGTGTGAATCAAGGTGTCTACCTTAAAGTAGAACTTGGTGATGCTCAAGCGGATCTTGCTGATCCCAGCACCTCAGTTAACACAGCCTTCCAACGTGCAGGCTCTGATGACGAGACTACTCCTTACACTTTGATTGAACAACATACCTATCTAGATCTAGACGAAGATGGTTATTCCGAACCGTACATTCTTACAGTTGATGTCAACTCAAAGAAGGTTCTGCGAATTGTCCCACGGTTTAGTGAAGAGGATGTAATTGTCAATGAAAAGGGTAAAGTTGTTTCTATCGAGGCTATTCAGTATTACACCAAGTATAGTTTTATCCCGAATCCTGATGGTGGTTTTTATGATATTGGTTTTGGTAGGTTGCTTGGTCCCATTAACAATTCTGCTAATACTATTATCAATCAGTTGGTCGATGCAGGTTCTCTTTCTAACCTCCAAGCTGGATTCATTGGCAAAGGCCTCCGAATCAAAATGGGCGAAAGCCGATTCCAACCCGGAGAATGGAAAGCAGTAAATGCAGTTGGAGATGACCTAAAGAAACAGATCTTCCCACTTCCGGTGCGGGAACCATCTCAAGTCCTATTCAACCTTTTAGATCTTCTATTGAAGTCTGGGAAAGAACTTGCGAGTGTCGCCGAGATTTTCGTTGGTAAAATGCCAGGTCAGAACACTCCTGCTACAACTACAATGGCAACCATTGAACAAGGTATGAAAGTATTCACTGCTGTATATAAGCGTGTGTATCGCTCTCTTACTTCTGAGTTCCGCAAGATCTACAAACTCAATCGTACCTACATGAACCCTGAACAGTATATCTCTGTCTTGGACATGGAAGTACAACAGTCTGATTATCAAGGTCCAGAGGATAACGTTATCCCCGGAGCTGATCCTACTGCAGTTTCTTCACAAGAGAAACAGGCAAAGGTACAGGCGCTGATGCAGATTCTCCAGTTAGGGACGTTGGACCCCATGGCCGTTACCCAACTCTATCTGGATGCACATGAGATTCCTGAAGCTGAGAAGTACCTGAAACAACCTAGCCCGCCGCCGCCAGATCCTAAGATGGAAGCGATTAAAGCTAAGGCTCAGGTTGATCAACAGAAGGCTCAACAGCAAATGCAAATTGCTGAACACAAGCTTCAAATTGAACAGGCAAGCAAGGAGCAAGAACTCCAAATGAAGGCGGCACAGGTTCAACAAGAACTACACGCCAAGCAGATGGAAGCTGTCCTCAAGGGACAACTAGCTCGTGCGGAAGCTGGTCAGAAGATGCAAGTGCAAGCAGCACAGACCAAAATGAATTTAGCAACACAAGCGGCCAGTCATGGTCAACAAATGCAGCATCAAGCCGAAGCTGCAAAGATTCAACAACAAACTCTAAAGAAGAGGTCCACACAGAATGATAAGTCCAAGTGATTTTGAAAATTGGAAGGCAGACCCAGTAACTAAGGTCTTCTTCCAAGCAACGCGAGAACGTATTGAAGATGCAAAAGATATGCTATCCGTACAAGCAGGTTTAGATGTTAACCAAGACAATTATGTTCGTGGGATCATCCAAGCCTATCGAGAGTTGCAAGATTTTCGTATTGATGATTTGGAAGGAGAGATGTCTTGATTACACCTCTCCTGCACACAATCTTAATTAAGCCTGACGATGTTGAAACAAAGACAGCTAGTGGGATTGTAATTCCAGATATGGTTACAGAGAAAGAACGCAAAGCAGTTGAGTATAGAACAGTTATTACAGTTGGGCCGCGCGCCTTCATTGATTATGGCAGTGACCCATCTATTCTGAAAGGCGGTGATCGTGTCTCCTTCGCACGCTATAGCGGCAAGGTAATTAAGGATGTGGACGGAACAGAGTTTGTTCTAGTTAACGACATAGACATACTTGCTAAAGTAGATGTCTAACTGCATTGTTTGTGGTACTAGTACAGTTTGTGGAACAGGAACACATAAAAAGAAATCTCGTAAGTATTGTTCAAATGATTGTATTAAGAAAGCCTGTTACTTACGTAACAAAGCAAAATACACCGAAGCAACCAAAAACTGGATAAACACATATCCAGAAAAACGAAGACAACACTCTGAAAAATATCGGCGTTTAAATAAGCACTATTATGCACAATATAGAAGTGCTTATAGATATAGATTGAAGCAGGCTACCCCTTTGTGGAGTAGTATTGAAGACATTATATCTGTGTATCAAGAAGCGGAATATTTTCAATTAGAGGTTGATCATATAATTCCATTAAAGCATCCATTAGTTTGTGGATTGCATGTGTGGGAAAATTTGCAGTTGTTATCTAGAAGTGCTAATGCACACAAATCAAATAAATTTGATATTGATATTCTAGCAAAAGTTGAGGAATAAGAATGAGCGAAGAGCTACAAGTATCTGCCCCAGAGCAGATTGAAGCACCAGTCGAATCAACCCCCGTCGAGTCTACTCCGCAAGTAGATTCATATGAAGATGATGCCCGTGCACAGGGTTGGAAGCCTAAAGAAGAATATGAAGGTGATCCAAACAAGTGGCGTCCTGCAAAGGAATTTGTAGAACGTGGTGAACTCTTTGGTAAGATTGATACGATGGGCAAGGAACTTAAGGAAACCCGCAAGGCCCTTAAGATGCTACAAGAACATCACACAAAGGTAAAAGAGACTGAATATAATCGCGCAGTCGTCGAACTAAAAGCATTACAAAAGCGTCATCTCGAAGAAGGTAACTCGGATGGTTATCTCGAAACTACTGAACTCTTACACGATCTAAAGACTGAACAGAAAGCTCGTGAGGTTGTTAATGAAACTGCTCCGCCAAAAGTGGACCAACGTTTCGTTGATTGGGTAGCCAACAATCGTTGGTATGAAAAAGAAGTTGAGATGCGCGAGTATGCTGATGTTGTCGGTAACGGTTACGCTGCACGTAATCCGGGTATTGATCCTGAAGATGTTCTGGTGTATGTTACCAAGCAGGTGCGTAAGCAATTCGCAGATAAGTTTGTAAATCCAAATAGAACTAAACCTTCAGCAGTTGAAGGGGCCAGTACAGGGGCAGCTAACAAGAGTTCATTCGAACTTACCGAAGATGAACGGCGTGTCATGAATACGTTTGTCCGTCAGGGTGTTATGTCCAAAGAAGAATATATTGCACAAGTTAAGCAAATGAAAGGTGTCAAATGAGTCGAGTTACAGAAAAGCGCGTAGCGCGCAAATCACTTCTCCAGCGTGGTCCCCAAACTATTGCCGGTGATAAAGATCCTAACTTTGTCTATCGCTTTGTTAATGACACTGGTAGTCGCATTGCTAATTTCCAAGCTGCCGGTTATGAGTTCGTCGAGGACAAAGATATGGTAGTTGGAGATTCTCGTGTGTTTGATCCTTCTGATATTGGTTCCGGTAAACGTGTGACTAGTAATGATGGTACTGTTTCTTATCTGATGCGTCAGAAGAAAGAATACTACGAAGAAGATCAGGCTGCAAAAGCTGCTTCAATTAATGAACAAGAAGCTGCTATGAAACAAGAAGCCACTAAAGGAACATATGGTAAATTATCTATTTCCTAGGCTTCGTCAATCCTAAAGGAAAATAATGGCTAACATTTCCAAAATTAACGGGTTCCGTCCTGTTAAGCATGTAACTGGTGCGCCCTATAATGGTCAATCCAATATCTATGCAGTCGCCTCTGGTGACTCTACTGCTCTCTTCGTCGGTGACGTTGTTAAGCTTGCTGCTGATGCTAACGCTCAAGGTGTCCAATATGTAACTGCTCATGCCGCTGGCGTGGCCGGTACTGGCCAACCTGCTCTTGGTGTTGTGGTTGGTATCATCAACTCTAAGCTTGATCCTGTCACTGGTAAGATGTCTACTGGTACTATCTCTCTAGATACTCCAGTCTACCGTCCAGCTTCTACTGAACAATATGTTCTAGTTGCAGACAGTCCTGATCTTATCTATGAAGTTGAAGCAACTGCTGCTGGTTCTGCTTATGCGTTTGCTGTTGCTGACGTTGGTCAGAATGCAAACATCTTTGCTGGTGCAGGTTCCACCTCTACAGGCAATTCAGCACATTCACTAAACCTGTCTGACAAGGGTACTGCTGCTACTCTTCCATTCAAGATCACTGGTGTTGCTGCTAAGGTTGGTAATGAAGTAACTGGTAACTATACCAAAGTTAACGTTCAGATCAACAACCATCAGTACAAGTCTGTCGGTACTGTCGGCGTTTAATCGAAAGGTATAATATATGTCAGTTATTACTAGTTCAAGCTTTGCTAAGCTACTCTGGCCCGGCCTCAACTCAATCTATGGTAAGTCATACAATGACTATCCAGTTGAATGGGATAAGCTGTTCGAAAAGAATTCTTCTGATCGTGCATACGAAGAAGATCTCGGTCTAAGTTCTTTCGGCCTTGCTGCTGTTAAGAATGAAGGCGCTCCTATCCAGTTTGATAGTGAACGTCAAGGCTTCACCTCACGCTACAACCATGTAGTGTACGCTCTAGGCTTTATCATCACTCGCGAAATCTATGAAGATGACCAGTATGGTAAGGTTGGTGCACAGAAGGCTAAGGCTCTTGCCCGTTCCATGCGTCAAACCAAGGAAATCGTCGGTGCTAACATTTACAATCGTGCATTCGATAGTAACTATGTTGGTGGTGATGGTAAGGAACTACTCTCCAACGCTCACCCGAACGTTGCTGGTGGCACCTTCTCCAACATCATCGCCACTGCTGCTGACCTTTCAGAAGCTGCCCTAGAACAAGCTGTTATCGACATCGCTGGTTTCCGTGATGATCGTGGTCTGCTCATCGCTGCTCGTCCTGAGAAGCTGGTCATTCCTTATCAACAACAGTTTGAAGCTAAGCGCATTCTCGGTTCTGATGGTCGTGTTGGTACTGATCTAAATGATCCTAACGTTCTCAAGAACGAAGGTATCTTTAGTAATGTTATTACTAACCACTACCTCACCGACTCTGACGCTTGGTTCATTCTAACTAACGTTAAGGATGGTCTGAAGTACTTCGAGCGTCGTGGTGATGCTTTCGAGATGGACAACGACTTTGATACCGAGAACGCCAAGTTTAAGGCAACTGCTCGTTACTCCTTCGGTTGGTCTGATCCCCGTGCTATCTACGGTTCTGCTGGGGCCTGATGATTTCTCCTCCACCTTTGGGTGGGGGTTTACCTCTTAAGGAGATATTATGTCCGCAGGTATTGTAGGTCCAGCCGGTGTTACTATTACCACACCAGCCGCACGCGACCCGTATGTAAAGATGGCAAAGCTTGAAGTAGCCGACGGTGCTACTGGTTTTCTAGCTTTCATTCTTCCGAAGTATGCAGTTGTTGTTGGTGTCTATACAATCAGTGCTGGTGCTAATGCTACTCAGACAATTAACGTTGGTTTCACTAACGGTGGTGTCGAACTAGTCAGTGCATTTGCACCGAACTCAACTGGTTATGCTCCCTCTGGTGCAGCTACTGGTGCTTCTGTTGGTGTACAACTTACAGAAGATAAGCATGTCTATCTAAAGGCAAGCTTGACACTAACTAATCCAGTTATTGTTAAAGTGGAATATATCATTCCACCGCAGGGTCTGTCCCTGTAACACCCTAGAGGGCGTAGTTTGTTTAACCGCAAATTGCGCCCTTTCTTTTTAAGGAAATTTTATGCGCCCAGTAGTAGTTAATAAGCTCGGTACAGGAACATCGGCGTGGATTCCATTGGATTTTAAACAGAGTCCTTTTAGTGTTGGTCTAGGTGCAGTTGTCAATGGCACAATTACCTATGACATCGAACACACCTTCGATGATGTTTATGATCCTGCAGTAACTCCCGTTGCTTTTAAACATGCAACTCTAGTTGCTCAAACTGCCAACAAAGATGGCAATATTGCATTCCCAGTTCGCGCTATTCGTATTAACAACACAGCCGGAACTGGTGATACAACTCTCACAATTCTACAAGGTCAACGATAATGAATATTCAAGACATCTCTGATTTCCTTGATCTCGTTAAGAACCCAGACAAGTATAATAAGTTTGTTGATGATATCAAAGCTGAACAAGAACGTCTCAAGGCTGTAATTGCAACCGTGGGTAAAGCTACTGAACTAGACAAGCTTCGCAAGGCTGCTCAAGCTGACAAGGATTCTTTTGAAAAGAAGATTGCTGCTTATGAACAAGAACGACAGGCCGCTCTTGAGCGTGATCAACGTGCTTTGTTTGCACGTCAAGCTGCTGCTGATGAAGTAGCACAGAATGGTCAGAATCTAATTCAAGAAGCTTCCATTAAACTAGAACAAGCAACTAAGCTGTCTGATAGTTTCGCTGGTCGTGATAAAGAACTGCGTAAGCAGGAAGCCTTTGTTGAAGAACAGAAGAAGCTACTCGCTGCTCAGATTAGTGAATACGAAGAGAAGCTAGTTAAGATTCGCTCTGTTCTAGGTTAACATGGGAGTATCATTAGAACAACGTTCGGATTCACTTGGGTCATTAAAATTAGATCAAGTATCATCTACTTTGTTCTATGTGGGAGAGGCAACGTTTGCTGCCTCTACTGCAGACGCCCTTTGGCGAATCCGCAAGATTGATACAACCACTGGTGTGGATGTTCGCTGGGCGGACGGCGATGCCAAATATGACAACGTGTGGAATGACCGCACATCACTTACTTATCTATAAAGGAGTAAGATGCCTACAGCTTCTTATACAAAAATCCCTGCTGCAAATGAAGATCTCGCAGAGGGTATTAACTCAGGCACTGATCAATGGGCAATTGCTCTAACCAACACTGTTCCAGCTTCTAAGACCTTTGTCTCTGGTACTACCGATTTGACTACGAGTGGTGGTTACACCGCTGGTGGTAATAACGTGTCTACTACATCTAGTGGCATGAACGGTTCAGACTTTGTTCTAGTACTTGCAGACCCGACAGTATGGACAGGTTCAGGTGGTGGCTTTACTTTCAGGTATGCACTGCTTGTCAACAAGACAGTTAATGTGATTCCCGGTTATTGGGATTATGGTTCTAGTCAAGTAGTAGCTGCTGGTGAAACTGTTACAGTTGATCTAGATCAGACAGCAACCGTTGGTGTCTTTAAGCTTACGTAAGGAATTTAAATGTTACTGCTAACATCAACATCAGATCTGGTTAGAGTAGTTACTGGTAGTGCTGCAACTTCTATTGAAGTGCATACTTCATATGTGGATGTGAACGGTACAACGGTTACACCAGACAGAAAAAACACAATCATTACAACTGCAACAACTACAACGATTGTACCATCTCCCGCTGCAAGCACACAGCGAAATGTCAAGGCTATTTACATAACTAATAATAGTGTAGGCACTAGTTGTAATGTTGGTGTGCAGCATTATGATGGAACAAACTCTGTAGAACTAATGCAGTTCATTCTTCTGCCCGGTGAGAACATGACCTTCAATGAAGAAGGTGGTTGGCGACATCGGGACGCACAAGGTGCTGAGTATCCACCGGCAGGTGCTGGTAATTATGCAGGCCGCACAGTGCAATTCATGAAGACAACCACTGCTTCTGATGGTACTGGATATTGGTACTGTTCTTCAAAGGATGCAGGTTTTCCCGGTGCATGGGCACCCGGCACTCCCGGTGTGAATGGTCGAGTCACTAATGGAACTTCTTCAGCAGACTATGGTTGTATTCCAATTGCCAATCCGGCGGTAGGTGCTAATTACTTAACAGCCATAGAACTTGCAGGGTCAGTTAATCATACACATGATTTTTTTGATTGTTTGTGGGTTAATTCCGGTTTAACAGTTACTACTATTACTGCACAAACAATTACAACTCCAACATTGCCTGCTAGAGATATTAATGGCATGACGAATGGGGAAGGTTGTATGATTGCAATGTTAGTCACTACAGCAACTACTAATGCTTCTGCTATTGCTAATACAACAGTCTCCTATACAAATAGTCTTGGAGTTTCAGGTAGAACTGCAAGTATTTCTGCAATTGCTGGATCTCAAATTCCAACTACGGCTGTCATTGGAACTATTATTTGGTTTAATCTTCAAGCGGGTGATACAGGTGTTCAGTCAATTCAAAGTGTGTCATTAGGAACATCTCTTGTTACTGGTGCTGTCAGTATGATGATTACAAGAGACATTGTAACAATTGGTACTGCTGTTGTTAATGTGTCCACACCAAAGAATATTCAATCTCCCGGAATTCGTGTATATAATAATACTTGTTTACTGCATAATATTTTATCTTCTTCTACTATTGCAACATTCATCACTGGTTCTTTAGTTATTACGGAGCGTTGATATGATCTATGTGCTTATTAATAGTGGTGTAGTTTTTCATTGTGTATCTGTTGATAGTGTAGAAGATCTACGAGAGTATTATCCAGAAGCATTGATTCTACCACAGCAAGGTGATGAAAATGTGGGCTGGTTGTATGATGGAGTTTCTTTTAGTCCACCGGAGTAAGATATGAGAATTGGTTCCTTTGATGCTCAGTTACTACCATTAGGTTGGTTTGATGAGACTGCTGTTGTTGAGGGTTGGTTTGATAATTCATTAATTACCGTACCCTCTTCTGGAACAGGTGCCTACACATTAACTGCACTTAGTGGAACCTACATTCTGTCTGGTGGTACAGCAGTTTTAAAGAGAAGTAAACTTCTAGTTACAAATGGAGGTTCTTACTCCACTACAGGATCTGCTGCTAACCTATATAGAAATCGTAAACTAACTGCCCAAGGTGGAAGTTATAACTACACTGGACAGACAGTTAACATTACATATGTTCCAGTGGCAGGCGCATATTCGCTAACTGCTTTGGGTGGTGTCTATACAGTAACAGGACAATCCAGTACGATCCTTCGTTCGAAAGTTCTGGTTGCAAGTGGTGGTAGTTATTCGTATGTTGGACAACCTGTAACCATTCTTCGCAGTAAGAGGATTGTTACTAATGGTGGTACTTATACTTTAACTGGACAGGCTGTTACAATCATCAAGACTTCTGCTGGTGGTATTGTTTGGCCGAGTCCTTCAGTTGTTCTATTGGGTACTATGTATGGACCCACAGGTATTGAATACACAGGCACAATGGATGTGTATGGATTGAAGTATGATATCACTACAGGTGATCTAGTTAAACCACTTACAGATAAGGTTGTAATGACACTATGAAAAAGAATCACTATATCTCTGGTGAGTGCTCGTAAACTCGCTTCGTCACTGCGTTCCTTAAAGAAAGGATTTTATGGAAATTCATGAAAAGAAATGTTCTAGATGTAAAGAAGTAAAATCTCTTTCTAATTTTTCTAGAGATAAACATCATTGGTCTGGACATAAATCTGCATGTAAGGTTTGTGCTAGTTCTGACTTTTCTAAATGGAAATCGAAAAATTTAGAGAAAAGTAGACTTAGTGATAGAAAGAGACATTATATTAGAACATACGATCTTGATCCAGAATTAGCAGAACAACTTGTACAAAATCGTGTTGGTGAGTGTAGTATCTGTGGTTCTATTGCACCATTAGTTGTCGATCATTGTCACACTACTGGAAAAGTTCGTGGGTTTATTTGTTCGTCTTGTAACAGTGTTCTAGGATATAGCAAAGACAACATTCAAACACTTGAAAATTCAATTAATTATTTAAGGAATTTTTATGGGTAAAAATTATTATTTGTCAGGCGAGTTCAATGTAACGTGCGACAGATGTAGTAAAAAAATAAAAGCCCATCAAGCTAAACACGAATGGACTGGTTTTATAGTTTGTGGTGATTGTTGGGAGCCAAGACATCCACAAGATTTTGTCAAGGCGCAATCTGATAAAATCACTGTGCCTTTTACTAGACCCATTCCTGAATATGTATTTATTGTGGTTCCATATAATTTTTATTGGGACCCCGGATATACGATTTCAGGTTATATTGATCAGGATAATACATAATGACAACAATTGTAACTCGATCCGGTAAAGGATCTTCTCTGTCTTGGGTTGAGGCAGATGCGAATTTCACAAACCTTAATAATGACAAATTAGAAACTTCAACTGTTGGTGTAACAGTTCAACCACATTCTAGTAATTTAGATTCCTTTGCCACAGTTGCTCCAACGGCAGCCGGACTTGCTTTACTAGATGATGTTGATGCAACTGCTCAACGCACAACGTTGGGTTTGGGTAATGTAGATAATACTAGTGACGCCACTAAAAATACTGCTACAGTAACACTAACAAATAAAACATTAACAACTCCAATACTAACATCACCACAAATTGGAAATTCAGGAACCGCTACACAAAATTTTACTATAACATCTGCTGCAGCAGATGGCACAATGAAATTAGCGCGCGGAAATTCTGGGGCCACTACCCAAGACGTTATAACAGTTGACGTTAATGGAAAAGTAAGTATCCCACAAGGAGGTGCACAATTTCCAAAAGCATTTTGTATTTTTGATGGCACTGCTACAGGGACTAATGCACCACTAGCTGGTTTTGGTATTACATCAGTTACTAGAAATAGTGTAGGTAATTATACTATTAATCTTAGTGCAACATATGCAGATAACTTCTATATAGTGAATGTAACTGCTGACAATGGAGCCATTAATCAATGCTATTGGGCATCTGCAAATACTACTTCCGTCACGGTTGCTAATTATGTCGCGGGTGTTCTAACTAATGCAACTAGATTGCACGTAACTGTATGGAGAGCTTCTTAATAGAAGATAGTATGGCACTTGACAATCTAAGACAAGTATGTTAAAATATATTATATATTTAATATTATATATATTAATACAATTAATAACATATATAGTAACACCTATATTACCTTTATTTAGTATTAATAGATTAGGTTGGTCTAACAACCATTCTATTCAAGTTATTGAACCAAGACTTCCAACATGGTTGTCTTGGTTTGATACACCCGACAATAGTCTGCTAGGAGATGAAAATTTCCATCGACTTAATCCAGATTCATACTGGTCTAGAGTAAAGTGGTTATATCGTAATAGTCTGTATGGCTTCAAATGGAACGCTATAGGGGCTAGGATCGACGCAGGGCGTATCTTTGAGGGCAGCACTAAGGTTAACTATGTTGGCCCTGTCTATGGCACTCTGCGTGTGTCCTGTGGAAAGTACTGGCAATGGAAGAAAGTAACTCCATCCAAAATATTTAAAGGTCGTTGTTGGGTACTCAACTTTGGGTGGCTACTAGACGATCCAAATCAAGAGACAGCCTTGTGGATGTTCTCACCAAGACTTAAAAGGATTAAGTATGATATCAGAACATGATCGCAGGCAGTATGATGAACGTCTAGTTGAGATTGAAAAGAAAATTGATAAACTATCCTCTGATGTTGAAGACCTTGTCTCTGCATGGAAGGCTGCCAATTTGGTGGTCGGGTTTATTAAATGGGCCGGTGGTCTGGCTACTGCTGTTGTTGCACTAGCAGCATTACTTAAACTGAAAGGTTGATCATGAGCACATCTGGCACTACATCATACTCCACTACGCGAGATGATATTATTAAACGTGCACTGCGGTTAGTGGGTGCCCTTGCTCAAGGCGAGACACCTAGTCCTAACCAAGTATCAGAGGCTGCTACTGCACTCAATGGTCTGGTAAAAGCTTGGGCTGCAGATGGTATGCCTCTATGGGCAATTACTGAGATGACCTTGACGTTAGTAGCAGGACAATCTACATACACTGTGTCTAACCCTAAACCTCTCAAGGTACTACAAGCTTGGAACCATAATGTTACTTCCAACGTTGATATCCCAATGCGGATTATCACACAAGCTGAATACAACATTCTAGGTAACAAGACTTCTGCTGGTAATCCTATTCAGGTTTACTACAGTCCTAATAGAGACAACGGTGATTTTCATTTGTTTCCTGTACCAACTACTGTCGAACAGGCTGCTAACACATTACACTACATTTGTCAAATCCCATTTCAGGATTTCAATGCAAGTACTGATGCACCTGACTTTCCACAAGAATGGTATGATGCTGTAACCTATGGTCTAGCTACACGCCTTGCACCTGAGTATGGTCTGGATATTCCCTCACGCAAAACTCTATGGCAAGAGATGACGATCATTAAACAAGATGCACTAAACTTCGGTCTTGAGGAAGGTTCTCTTTACTTCGGGGTAGAACGTAGGAGCTGGTAATGGATGGTATTGGACTAGACCAAGGACAAGTTGCTGATGCAATCAACCGCAAATATCAGGGTATGTCTCAACGAGAGCGCAACCAGAAAATGGCTCAAGCCCAGTCTGGTGGTGCCTCTCAGTTCCAATCTCAATATGGTAACGAACTTGCACAAGCACAGCAACCAACTGAGTTCTGGGGTGCTGGTCGTAAACTAGCCGAGAATCAAGCCCCAGACATGTCTGCTGTAACTGCCGGGGGTGGTTTCCTATCTAATCTGGGTGGAGAGCAGTATTACTATGGAAATAAAGATCCTAGTAAATACTCCTTTGGAAACCAGCAAGATTTATGGTCAAACCTAGAGAATCAATATCGTAGTAAGTATGCACCATCACTAACTAAAACTCTTAACCAACAATATAAAAACACGCTTGATAGTGGCATCATGTCACAACAAGTTTTGGATAATCAAGTTGCTCAAGGAAACATGAAGCAATATGATGATGTATATTTATATGATGGTAAAACATATGCAGATCTAAACCAAGCAAACACTGCACTCAATTCTACTCTATCTTCTTACAAGAGCCTAGCGAAAGCTCAACAATCTGAACTGTTAGGACAACTCTTTACACAAGGAAAAATCACTGGGCAGTTTGAACCCACAGTTGCTCCAGAAAGACAATTTGATAATCTCGGTTTTGCAACAGGTGCTTGGGAAGATTACATCTCAGGTAAAAATGTTGGGCGCCTAGGAGGTAACAGTATTAATGATGTTATCTCTGGTGACTTAATGAAGTTGTTTGGTTCTAAAGATTTAATGTATGACGGTCAACTTCAAGGAACCGCTTTTGACATGGGTGGGTATGATCCAGTTAAAAAGCAGTGGGATGAAAAATGGTCGGACTCACATTCAAGTATTTGGGGATCAAATAAAACTAATGCATGGGATCAGGGTTTCTCACAAGTAGGGCGTTCTTTAAATGATCCTAATTGGTGGAATCAAAACTCAACTAATCTTGGTGATGGGTATTCATACTTAGCTAAAGACAAAGTAGGTTCAGCACCGGGTTGGTCTAACGTAGATCAATACATTCGTAATAAGGGTGAACAAGAACTTAAGAAGGGCATGGTTCAACAGATTTGGGAAAAGACTAGTCCAACACATCTCATTGCAAAACAAGAATTCAAAGATATGCAACCTATCGGTGAGATGGTTGGTAATGCCTTTATTCCTGGTTTAGGTAGTTTGATTAATGCTGTTGATGCTTTCTCTGTTGGTAATCCACAAGGTGGAACACAAGGTCTTGCGCGGGCGGGTATCTCTTACGGTAGTTCTACTTATGGTGGTGATACAGGCGCTCCCGTGGATACTGCTACAAGTACAACAGGACAAGCTGCTAATGGGATGGCGAGTAATGGCGGAGGTGTCTTCGGAACTGGATTCTCGCTAGGATCTTTAACTGCAGACAAAGCACTTCAAGCCGCAATCTCAGGCACAGGTTCTGCATTAGTCTCCGGGGGTGATCCAAAGTCTGTACTAGCAAATGCTCTATTAACTGGAGCAGGTGGATACAGTGGTGACACTATTGCTAAACTGTTTGGTAACAAAGTTCTTGGTGGAATTGCCGGTGGTGCTATGAAGGGTGCTGTCACTGGATTACGTGATCCAGAACATATGTTAGAATCTGCTCTTACATCCGGTGCTGCAGGTGGTCTAGGAGGTATCTTTAATGAAGGTGTTTCTAATCCAACCCAACGACAGAGTAATGCACAGATGGCAAATCAAACTGTGAACTTAGCAAAGCTATTTGCGAAAGGTAAGAAGTAATGGCAAATCAAAAACAAAGTGGAGTTCCTCAGAAGACTCGGTTGCCATTAATGGGAGCCTACTCAAATAGAGACTCTAGTGGTTCTAAAGACCAGCGATTCATCAATATGTTTCCTGAAACTCGCAAGGTAGATCAACTAGAGAACACAAAGATCTTCATTAACAAACGTCCGGGTCTAACTACATACAAAGACTTTGGTACTGGTGAAGGTAGGGCAATGGCCTACTTCCGAAATAAGTTTTATGTGGTGATTGGTAATCAACTGATTGAAGATGACACTGTTCCTGTGGTTAAGGCAACCTTGTCAACTTCAACAGGACACGTTGGATTGATGAATTGTAACTCAGGTTCTTTGGGTGACTATCTGTTTATGTGTGATGGTATTAATGCTTGGGTTATTAAACAGGATGGTACTTGTACTCAAGTAACTGATGTTAATTTCCCAACACCACACATCTCAGTACCAACATTCATTGATGGGTATGTGTGTCTAGCAAAAGGTAGTGATGTGTATACTTGCACACTAGACGATCCTTTCACATGGCCCACAGCGAACTTCTTGTCTGCTGAAATGTTCCCTGATCCAATCATCAGTCTTGCACGACAAAATAACCAAGTAGTTGTTCTAGGATCAAGTTCAATTGAATTCTTCTATGATGTGGCTAATGCTGCTGGCTCTCCTTTGTCTTGCAATGATGCCGCTACAATCCAGATGGGTACTGCTGCTGCATATGCAGTTTACCAGAATGAACAGTTCTGTATCTATGTATCTGCATCAGATTCTGGCGGCAGGGCTGTCTGGTTAATCAAGGGTTTCCAACCACAGAAGATTACGGACGAATATATCGAACGTATTATTGATGCAGAAGTGAATATGTCAGATTGTCGTGGGTTTGGTATCCGCACAAAGGGACACCTCTTCTATGTACTCAATCTAAAAACTTCTGGAAGGACTCTAGTATATGATGTTGACGAAAAGTTATGGCATGAGTGGTCTTCTGACTCCGGTGGAAGTCACTCAGTTTTTGCTTACGATCACATGGCAGACTCAGGTATTGGCGCTGCACATGTACTACACGCCACTAATGGCTGTGTATATAAAGTAGATCCAACTGTTTATCAAGATGACACAGATCCAATTTTGTGTTCGCTTGTTACAAACAAATATGATATGGATAGCTACAACAGGAAGTTCATGTCATCTCTTAAGTTAGTTGGTGACAGTTATTCTCCTAGTAATGTTGTTACTTTTTACTGGACGGATGATGACTATCAAACATGGTCTAATGCAAAGACGATTGATATGAATGATGACTTCCCCGCATTCCAACGACTAGGTGCTTTCCGCAGACGTGCTTTTAAGTTTGAGCATAGTGGTAACACTCCATTACGTTTGGAGTCTGTTGAGGTTGTCTATACAGAAGGAGCTAACTAATGGCTGTTAATACTCTACCACCACCGCCAATCAATGACAAGCCCGGTTCCTATACTTGGCTTGAGTGGTATCGACAACTGCGTGCGTATGTGTCTACATCAGGTTCAGTTCCTTGGTATATCATTAACTTTGCAGGTTCTAATATTACGGACATTGCTGTTCGTAACCACGCTGACTTGCAAAGTATGCAGGGTGGTACAGCAGGTGAGCATTATCACCTGACTGCTGCACAACATGCTGCACTAGCCTCTGGGCCACACAATAGTCTATCTGGTATTCAAGGTGGTACTGCTGGACAGTATTACCATCTCAATGCAGACCAGTATGCGGCAATCAGTAATGAACTAGATGTTGAACTGAGAACATCTGGGACTGTTCTACCAATTACTCCTACTGTCTTTGCACCTGCTGCTGCTACAGTTGTAGCTACATCTGGGATTGTATACAACATAGGTAATGGACAATTCACCTTTACAAATGGTGGTGTCTATACAATGTCTTTAACTTTAAATGCAAGTGCTAGTGCTGGTAATCGCAAGGTATATTTTTATGCTGAGTTGGATACTGGCGGTGGATTTAACATTCTTAGATATTCAGCTAGATCACGTGAAATTGTTCCATCAGTAGAAGATCAAGTGTTATTTACAGCCACACTGAAAATACCGAAAGGTGCAAAAACACGTCATTACATTTGGGCAAGCACTAATACAGTCACACTCAATTCTACTGACGTTCCCGGCACAACTGCTGGGACAGTCACATTACCCGCGTTCCGCGTACAATGGACAGGTTCTTTATAATGATTGACAAATATAAAACAGTGTGGTATACTACTAATATACTACTAACACAAAGGAATTATAATGGGTGAAGACGACTACAGCGGTATGTATAGTTCTGGTATTTATGGAGATGATTCTTCTACAGACTTTAATACACAAACAAATGATATGTACACAGGCTCACCTGTTGATACCAGTTGGATTGGTCAGGGTTATTCTCAAGATCAATTAGACAATCCCGGAATGCAAAATATTCCTCAATGGGATAGTGGATTTGATATGTCTAATATCTCTAACACTCCAATGCAAGGTTGGCAACAGAATGGAACTAATTGGGGACAAGTTGATCAACAATTAGGATCTGATTTTAATTCTTTTGGTCAACGTGCGTATGACTCTATGCAAAATCTGCCTAACCTATTGTCTGGCGGCGCACAAGGTGGAACACAAAGTTTTCTATCTAGTTTATTTAGTGGACAGAATGGTAAAGGTCTTATGTCTATTCTAGGTGCCCTTGCAGAAGGTCGCCAGAATAAACAAGCCTCATCGCAAAATCCACAGATCATTCAACAGATGCGACAACAAGCTTCTCCATTTGACCAAGCATCTACTGGTGCTAGTCAGATGGGTGCAAGTTCCATGCGAGATGCAATGCAACAGAAACTTGCTGGTGCTATGTCTGATCCATATGGTCAGCCAATTGTTAAAGCACAAACAGATGCTCTAGCCCACGCTCAAGCCATCAAGGATGCAGCCGCCGGTCGTAGATCAAACAATGCAACCAGTTCACCAGCACTTGTTGCTGAACAGGCGAAGATTGCACAGAACTATATTAACAGTCTACAGAATCCATCTGGTGCTAATATGTCTGCTGGTATGGGCGGTCTTGAGCAACTACTTGCTGCTAACAA